AAAATATTTAGTCACGCTGTCTGCGTTCTGATATACCTGGGCTGTGCCGCCTATGCGCTGGATGCTGGCTGTGTTAATGATGAGCTTGTCATCAAAGGCAAAGACTAGGTTTTTGTATGGGATATCGCCTGTTTGGTTAAAGTCAATAGGAGTGCCGGAGATAGATGATGCAACCTCGTTGCGGCTCTTAAAGATGGCTGTGCCTGACCCGTCAAAGTAGAACGCGCCCTGTTCCGAGAACTCAACGTTAGAAATAGCCGATAGAGCTGTTCGGAGTGTGCCTGGGTCTGCCTGGCATAGAGACTGTCCTGTAGAGATAGTTCTCATGTTGGCTGGAAAGTCAATCTCATTAAGAATCTTGCCTATGCGTGTCCCGGTTGCTTGTCCTGACCCTGAATCTGTGACAGCTGTGACCTGTGCAAGGTTAAGCAATCTAAAGGCGTCAGCTGCGTAGATATCTACATAGCCCACGTTCTCGGCTTGGTCATAGTAGTAGCGATACTCTGTTGTATAGCCAGAAAATAAAAACTCCTGCGCTGTAGCTGTTGTAGCTGCTACACGAATCTTGCGTAGCGGTACAAGAAAAGGATAGTAGATAGATGATGTGTTCTGTGGATTCCACGATCCGTCAGAGTCATAGACCCTAATGACTGCTGTGCCAGCCTGGTAGGTATCGGACTGAATATTGCGCCCATTGTCAATAGTAATGCTGCGTACGCTCGGGGTAAGGTCAATAATTGGCGTAGGAACTGTAGAGGCAGCAAGTGTGCCAGTACCTAAAACTCCATACTTAGCATCGCCAATAGTAAAGGGATAGCCAAAAGTTGCACCGGATGAGAAGTCAAAGGATACCGAGATGTCTGCTGGCAGCGCCATAACTAACGATCAATTCTATTGACTGTTGAGCCTATGCCTGATAGCGATGAGTTTTGTAGTGATGATGCTATTGCCTTGCCGTCAATCTGTACTACAACTTGTATAGGTCCTGTGCGGTTAGATGCTTCTTCTGCTCGTCTAAAGTCTCCTGGTTGTGATCTAGGGAAAGCGCCTGTCTGCACGTTAGTAGCAGGAGTCGGCAAGTAAGGACCAGGACCAAACTGTGAACCTTGAGAGCCTGTTACTGGCGCAACAGGTATTTGCAAAGCTAATACTGACGCGGCTTTACCAGCCAGCATGTCAAGATAACCTTCTAGGTAAGCAAATGGATTACGAGCATCGGGCAAGGCTAGGAATAGTTTGTAGAGATTGCCTGTCTGATCCTGCGCCATAAGAATCTGCTTTGTCAAGGCTGTTGCCACTACCTCGTTGCCGTTAAGCAAGGCTAGTTGAGCCTTAAGGCGCAGCTCATCTTCTTTAGAAAGATTGCCTTTCAGCGCGGCAATAATCTGAATCTGCTCCAAGTCAAAGATTGAGCCAGCCTTCTTGAGTGCAGTCTGTTTCTTCTGCTCTGCTGTAAGTGCCTTGCTTGACGCAACCTGCTTCTTTGTCAATGCTGCTAATTCCTGGGCGCGCTTGGCTGCTGCGGCTTCTGCCTGGCGCTGCTGCGCAGTTCTAGCGGCTGTACCTGCCGGGGACTTTGAACGTGCAGATTTAGCAAGATTTTCTGATGCTATAGAGCCGCCAATAATGGGGTCAAAATTCTGTACAAAATTATTAAGCTTGCCATACAGTTTTGTAACGCCGCCGATGGCTGAGCCAACAGCGCCAGTAATAGAGTTAATAGCTTTTGCAATATTGTTAATGGCTTTTGCGGCATCACTAGCCTCTGTACCACCAGCCATCTTAGCGAAAGCATCAACCAAGCCCTCGCCTATTGTTTCCTGTGCGTTTCCAGCTGCGACTGCCAGCACTTGCAGCTTGTAAGATGTAGTAGTTAAGTATTCCTCGGCTGCGCCAGCAGAGCGCGCCAGCATAATGCCTAGTATTTCATTAAATGACTTTGACTTAAGTTCTGCCTGGGTAAGTCCTGTGTTGTACTTTCTAAGTCCTCTGGTAACTCCTACAAAACCCTTGGCTAAATCTTCTGAAACTGTGGCTAAGTCGATGCCGCTTGCTCTTGATATTTGTATTGCATTGCTAAGCAGTTCTTGAGACTTAGTAAGTGATCCGGTCGTAGTCAGTAAAGCCTGTAACGCAGGTCTTAAAACGTCATCAGCAATCGCAGAAGAAGTCTCTAAATCTCTGACAAAAGAAGTAACCCTGCTTTGTGACAGAGAGAGTCCTAAATTATCAACAGCAGTTGATAGGCGTTTAGCTGCTGCTTCATCAGCTGCAAAGGCTTTAATTGATGCCCTGCCGTACGCAATGATGGCAGTCGTGCCAAGGGCTAAGCCAAGGTTTCTGCCTAATCTACCAACAGTCCTGTTAAATTTATTAACTGCTTTATCAGCCTTGTTGAGACCAGTCGCATCTAGCGTGGTCGCAATCTTAATTGCTAGGTCTGTATTAGCCATTAGCCAGCGCTCCTAGCTCTAAAAGTTTTACTACCTGCACCCTTAGTTAAAACTACAACTCTGTTATTAGCAGACTCAATAGCCTTAACTACTGCTGCTGTGGTTTTGCCTTGATCCTCTGCCCATGCTCTAAAGAGTAGGCGTCCCTTAGTCTTTCGAGTTCTGCGACCAGGGCTATTAGATTTCTGTGAATCTACTAAATCTGGTAGCGCGGCAATAAATTGTTTTCCTGCCTCGGGATTAGCCGAAGCATTGACGCCTTTACCTGATTCCCATGCTGGAACAAATCGACCATTACGAAAAGCAGTAACACGTTTTGCCGGTGGTAGTCCGTCAAGTCCAGATTTACGCCCTGCTGTCTCATAAATCGCGCCAGGAGCAGATGAGTTAAATATCTGTGCAAGAGTTCTAAAGCCGCGTTTGTTTGGCTTTGTAGGTGTGGTCGAGTACCCAAGACCTTTTTTCATAATGCCAGCGTTAAAGGCGCGATACTCCCACTCGCCTACAGGGTTAGCCCATCCGCTTAAAGGTGACGTGGAAGGGACAAAGCCCTTAGCGCGATTAGTAACCTTGCGTAAATGTCCAGCGATTTCTTTTTGGGTTTCTTTTGCTAGGTCTGGCGCATACTGCTTTAAGGCTTTTCTAAGAGCGACCGCGCCTTGTAGTTCTACTGGCATTGTCTCGCTCCTTTGCTAAGTCCTTTAGGACTTCTATATGTGCCTTAAACGCCGCTGCCGGTAGTTCGACAATGGTTTGAAAAGGAACTCCATACTCGTAACTCAATCGAGCTGCGAGATAGGTGAGGGAGTTCCTATCTACCCTAAAGGGTCAGACTCTAAGACCTCAACTGACTTAAGTGTCTCAAGGAATGATTCCCCGAAAGGTTTAACTGTTTCACCCGAACGTCTAATTGCTTCCCAGCACAGCCAGTAAACATCTGACTGCTTCTGATCCTCAATAAGAGCTTTGTGAAAGCCCTTCTTGGCGTACTGCTCAAAGCTGTATTCCAATACGGGAGTTATCTCAAACTCCTGTACTTGTCCATCAGCCCTTGTTACTTTGAGTTTTGCCATGTTAGCCCCTTAGTTAGTTATTAGGAAGTTGATACTGCGATTGTACCGGATACATTGAGTGTAAGGCTTTGTGTCGAAAGGTCTCCAACTGCGCCGTTAATATCGGTGGTATTGTTTATTAAACAGGTCATAGTATAGAGAGGGTTGGTTGCAGATGTAGCAGCAGAACTCTGCTTCGCTGTAACTGTAGTGTTAGTTCCCCATGTTGCCTGTAGTGTTTGCAATACTTCTGATGTTGCTGTGTCGTTTAGGAAGTCAATAGTAATAGATGATGCCTCAAGACCCTTTACAAACTTGTGTCCTGAATCACCCATTGCTGTAACTTCTAGTTCATCAAAAGAACGATTGATTGTGCAAGATGTAACGTGGTCAGAGAGATCAACTGCATTGACAGTTAAAACTACTCCATTGCTCATGAATACTGCCATTTAGGTTATTCCTCATCTTTCTTAGTAGTTGGTTTTGGTGCGTGTGTTACTGGCGGAAGCTGACCAATCTTGATTAGGAAGTCGGCTTGCTCCTTTGTCCAATCGTCCATCGATTAGCTCCATTCCGTTAAGGTACTGATTGCAATATCGCAAGTCAGTAAATCACCTGTAGCGATTGACAGGACGCTTGGCGCGCTGACGCTACCTACATTAAATACAATGCTGGAAGCCTCAAGAAGCGCAAAGACGCGAACTACGTCAGCTTCTATTCCAGCAAGGTTGCCCTGGTTATCGAGCAGAGGTACAAGTATAGAAATTGTAAAGTTAGCCATAGGAGCAATTGCTGTGTAGTCATTATTGGTAGGCACAATGTAAGGATCAGCAGGAGTCACAATAAGGCTGTTAGCAATAGGCGTGGCAGGTGGGAAGGAGAATACAGAATAAAGGGAGTTGTCGGTCAGAGCCGATGCGATTGATGTGCGTAGTGTGGTTATTGCTGGCATCAGCCCACCATAGAACGAGGGTCGAGATAAGGCGCAAGCAAGCCGCGAACGCGAGCCACTAGCTGTGAGGACATTGTGTACATGCTGCCCATTGATCCGTCAGGTTGCATGCCATTGCCAGAGTTAGTCTGTCGAGCAGTCCAGATAGACACGCAAACCATAAGGCTCGCTTCCTGGATTGCTGGAACTGTTGAGTAATCTGTGTAAGTCGTAGCTGCAACTTGACCATAAGGATTTATTGGGTGGTAAGTTTTAATTACATTAGCCCCATGAGTTGTGGTTATATCTATGCTTTTACTATCAACAGCATTGACTGTCTTCGATCCATTAAAATTAGAACCACAGCCTGTTACAGTAATTGTTTGCCCGATATAAAATACGTCATCAACATAATCGTTAAAATACAAAACGCCTTCTGTGCCGTTATTTGAATGAGCGACTACCGGAGTTGTATTAGTCCAAAGAAAAGGCAATAAGACATTATCAGCAGCGTCGCATACAGATTGAATGGTGGCGTCTGAATACAGAGTGCCAACTCCAAGGGCTGCTTTTAATTCTGCAACTGTCGTTGTACTCATTGTTATCCTTTCTAAAGACTAGGGGAGCTGCAAGGGCTCTGGCAGCCCCCCTAGCGACTTAG